TTTTCTCTTTAGCGATATTTTGATAAACATCATTAGCAGATTGAGAAACAGAAGCAATCCTACGGGCAGTTTCCACTCCTAGATTCTCTGCTAGAGCTTCAGCGACAGAAGAAGAAGAAATCCCTAACCCTGATAATTGGGCAATATTCTGTTGTTGAATCTGTCTAAATAAATCCCTATTTTGTTGTAAGGCGGTTTTCTCTTGAGTTTGGGCTAATTGAGTTTGTCCTGTCAATCCTTGAAGTTTAGTTGCTTCTTGTTCTTGTAAGGCTGTTTTGGCAGGGGCATAAGCAGTTCCTATAGCTTCAGTAGAAGTTTGGGCTTGCTGTTGAAGTCCCTGTTCTGCTCCACCTAATTGACTTAGGAAGTCTTGATAATCTCTGTCTATTTGATCCATACCAGTTTGGGTATTTTGGTTAATATTACTTGTATCTATACCTTGAGGTGCTACAACTCCTCCCCCCCCACCACCAGTATTTGTAGCCGTAGTAGGGGTATATGGTGAAGAAGTAGGATAATTATAAGTTGAATAGTTTTGTTGTGGGGCTGGTTCGGCAGCATGAACTGGAGTAGCACCGAATGATTGATATGATTTCTGTTGTGCAGAAGTCATAGGAGTCCCACCCCCACTTACAGTGGTCAACCAATTAGACCAAGATTGCTTACTTAATGGATTAAAAATTGGCATATTTTTATTTCTTTTTGACTTTCTGTGTTATAATGTAATTAATGAAAAAACCAATATTATTTATTATTTCTCTCTACTTTTTATGGTTTTGGTTTCTTTTTTCTAGTTTTAACCATTCTACTGGTGAGATAAATTATCTTGCCTTACCCTTACTATTTGTTTTAATAATTCTTACTGTCATTTACCTCATCATTAAAACCAAACCTAAACTCCAATAACGACATTCTCTATTAAATTGATATTTCCGTTCTTTCTATGTATTTCATAGTGATGTTTTGAACATAGCCATATTACATTTTTTTCGTCTTTGTAGTCTGGGTGATGACCTTTCGTTTCAGGGTTTCCGCAAAATAGACAAGGTTCTTGATCAATTATTTCATGTCGTTTCCTGTAACCTAATCTCCAGTTGATATAAAATTGTTGTTTATTGTTTTTCCACCACCGCTTCCAACCTTTTCGTATCTGAATCTTATTTATTTTTCTATAATTACTAAGATAGATTGCTCGATCTGTGTTTCTAGAGTGTTCGCACTCCTTACAATGATATTCAAAGCCATCGGATTTTGTTTTATTCCTATAAAAAAATTCAATGGGTTTTTCTTCTTTACATTGACTACAAATTTTAAACATATCTATTAGACGAAAAAAACCGCTTCTTCAGCGGTTTCTCAAATTCAATTCTAAAACCTGACTGAATTATAATTCTTTTGATACTATTTGTCAATACCTATCTATAACATAAAAATATCAAAGCGATAGTTCCCGTTGGTGAACTGGCTTTCGTCCAGGTTAAGGTAAAACCATCAGCATCAAAACTTTTAACGATGGCACTTTGGACATCCCCTCCAGTTGGGTTATAATAGACAAGATTACTGGTCTTAGTGTAAAAATTTGTCGCATCCTTATAAAGCATCATATTTGCTTTAGCACTATCAGCAACTCCCCAACCACCAATAGTGGTCCCATCAACATTCCAAAAACAAACAATGGAAGTTGGCTTAAATCCTACTCCCGTATAACCTATATCACCAGTTCCCGCCGCTGAATCTCTTGTCCCAGAAATCACTTTAGATGACAGAAAAGAACCAGAAATAGAAGCTCCAGAGGCATTAAGGTTGGTCGGAACATAAAGGGTTGAAATGGAAGCAATGGAACTTATAGCCATCCTTACCAAGGTAAGATTATCCGAATTTAAGACAGCAATAGAAGCCACTGAAGAAACAGCGAGATTCCTTAGTTCCGCATAAACAATGGAACAAACTGAAGTTATTGCTAGCTTCTTGTTTTCTAAAGAGGCGATAGTGGCTTGAGACATAATATGACCACCTATAGCAGTGTGTTCTGGATTAAAAGCATTGTAATACTCTTCCTGTAAGGCAGCTGTCATTACCGCTTCCACCACTGCACCAGATGAATGGGCTTGTTGGGTGCTTCCACCTTGCGCCCTAGTTATCGTTAAAGTTCCACCGACAATGTTGGTAACTTTGACATATTCCCACAAAGAAGTTGATTTAAGAGTTCCAGCGGCATCCACTCGGTCTATAACTAAATAAGAAGGATAATTTAACTTTGTGGCATCACCAACATCCATTGAGGTAGCAACATCAGTGATACCAGCACTTAGTGTTGTTGATACATTCTCTACTTGTGATGCTCGGCTCAAATTTGCGCCCATAAATAAAAAACCGCCTTTCTAGCGGTATTGATTCAATCTTAACCGCTATTATTATAACAATTTAATTCTTTTAAGTCAAGAGATTAAGTTTTCCAAGTTGCCGGATTAATCCCTTCCCCTAATTCTTGAGCTTGTAGCTGTAAAGACAATAATTCATATTTGTCATTATTTCCTGTTGTGGTAATTTCTATCTGACAGGTTCTTCCCACCTTATTAATTCTTGTTTGTTTAACCATATCATTACTAGCTGCCGCATTACCGACACCAGCTGAAGTTCCAAATCTATTTGTTCCGAAGTTATCAAAACCCCAACCAACTCCAGCGTTGGAAGCAGAAATGGTGAAAGTTCCAGCTGAACCAACCGCCCCCTCCCTTGTTTCTAAGATGATATTGACAAAGGGACTACCAAAGATATTTCTCCAATTGGAATAGATATTCCGCACCATCTTAAATTTAAAAGGATTATTAAAGGCGGTTTTCTTGGTTAATAAAGTCGTTTGAATTTTTACCCCCTTGTCATTGGCATAGGCATCAGAATATTCGGTGACAAAGTTGTCAGTCGAATCTCCCCAAACTAAGTTCTCCTTACCGCTTCCATCATAATAAATCGCATAAACTCCAGGAACGGCTGGATAAGTATTTGGCCCCATCCAAGCCAGTCTTTCTCGGTCATAAACGATTTCTTTAGTATTGACATCACTTGAACCCATTGGAAAAGCTAACCGATATTTATTATTATGATAAATCGCACAAGCCTTATCTAATTGGGTATTGGAAAGTAAAGAGAAGATGGGTCTGACTCTGGCTGATAACTCATTTGTTCTTAAAACATTCAAGAAATTAGCTTCATTCCCTAAAGTAAAAACACCCTTTCTTGACAAGAAGAAAACATCATTTTCCACATGACGAATCGTCTTATGAGAAACTGCCCCAACTCCTCTCACAATCATTTTAACTGATGGGATAACTAAACTTCCTGAAGTTGATAGAGTGACTTCCCAAATTGACCTTTCTTTGAAAACAATAATCTTATCCTGAAATTCAATTAACCCTTTAACCGCATCTCCAGCGTCCTTATCAATATCAACATATCCCCCACCATATCTCCAGTTAAACTTATCAATATTAGAACCACCACCTGACCACGATATTCTGGAAGGAAAACTATCCAAATTGCCTAAAATCAATTTATCTTTATGGATAATCACATATTTGGCGATTGGACCTAGAGTCGTATCTGCTCCAGGAGGGAAAACTAACATACTTGGGTCAGGCACCCCAAGATAATCAAAAGTCTTGGATGATGGGTCAGTTGTAGTGATTAGTCTTTCATCACCTTGGTCATAACCATAAACACCATAACCAGCCACATAAGAAGCAGGTGAAGCGGTTGTCCAAGTCAATCTAATTGCTGAAGTCATTAAATCTTGTGGCATATTCGTAATTAAACACGCTTCTGAAGCAATCGTTTCCCCAACCGCACTAAAGGCTGATATACGGAATGAACGGGTAAAGGTTCCAGATGTTCCTGAAAGATTAGTTGCTAAAACTCCTGTCGGTCTTGAGATTCCGACATAGGAATAAATTGTTGCCCCATCATATTTTGTCAACTCATCTATTCCATTAGTAATAAAAACTTTGTTAAAGGCTTGGACTAATTCTGTATCATAACCAGAAGCATAGGAAGAACCATAAATCTCCGTATAAGAAGCCCCATTCTTTTTAACTAACAATCCCCAGTCTGATAAGGCGATTAATTCATTGACTCCTGAAGCCCCAGAAGCAAAGAGAACACCTTTTAAACCTCGGACTCTTTGTGAACCGGTCGCAACCGAAGGGGCAGTCTGAAAGTAATTAGCTGTTCCCTCTCTTTTAGTGGGAACACCTAAACCAACAAGTTTCAAATTATCACATTGAGCCAATTCTTTATCTTTAATTTCTGTTTGACGAAGTAAAGTATTTAAACCCCCATTAAAAGCGTTCCAATCTAGTTGGAGTATTTTTGGTGCTTTATAAGGAGTCTCTTGAAATGAAAAATTAGGCACATTATCAATCCCTTCCGATTCTCCAAGTTTTATAATCTTCTGAACCAACTGAAACTCGGCGGTCAACTGACGATTGACCTAAAGTATTCTCATTTTCAATCATTCTGGCTAAAATCCTGTCTGCCTCCACTTTGGCTTCTGGAAATCTCCCATCTTCCCGACTCTTTAGAAGATAATATAAAGACCTTTGGACTAAATAGGTTGGGTCGGGAAGAGGGATTAAATCACTCGCACTTGATAAAGTCGCTGGTGAAGCATAATAAGTGAATTGAACCGAAGCCCCTGAAACTAAGGTATCGTGAATAAACATGACTTTATTGCCTAAGATATTGACGAACCTATCAGAACTAAGGGTTCGATGATTGTTGGTCGCATCAATGACAGGATAGGAATAGGTATTTACTCCGTCAGAGGTGATTTGAGGGAAACCATCTATCTTCCTAAAATCAGCTGGTAGGGCATAGGAAGCATTAGCCGAATCAGTAGACACTAAGCCATTAAAGACTTTCTTCATACATTCCCAATCGTAGGATTCACTCCAATCAATTAAGGAACGATTAATAAAGTTATTTCTGATATTCCAATCAGTCCCTCCATAAGTAGGAGCGGTAGCTGACTGGTCAACCTCGCTTGCTATCCAATTTTGAATATCCTGTAATGAACTCATGTTATTAAAATATGACTCTATGACCTAGAGGTCTAGGAGTTATTTTAATAAGCTCCAGGACCATTGACAGCGGTTGATAGACCGAATAAGGGGATAGCATAGTTAATATTCCCTGCCCTAACAACAACAACTTTTTGTGCTTGTCCAACTACACCAATTCCCACCGCAGCTGTCGATACTGAAGCCACAGAAATAAAGTTATTTCCAAAGTCAATCACTGGAACTGATGCCATTGATAGATTAGCAAAGACTAATGGGGCTGATGTTTCATTTCCTATAATACCTCTACTAATCCGGACAGCTGGGTAATAAGTCGCATTACTAGAAACTTCCAATCCTGCATTAACAGAATTAGCAGGATTAATTATTCTTCCGCCATATTCATTATCTAAGTCGTAAATAAAGCTCATATTTTAATTCACCTCCTTTCCCACAAAAAAAGAGACCACTTTTTGTAGTCTCTCGAATAAACGATAACTTTCTCTATTTTATACTTTTAAAGGGTATAAGTCAAGAGATTTAGCCTACCACATCTTATTGGTCGTTAGAAATCCTCTGTTTATTATTTCATTATAAATATAGTTAATATCATCTTGGGTTAAAGCCGTTCCATTTATTAACCAGACATCATCTAAAGAACCATTAAAGAATAAAGCAGGTGTCCCAAGTCGATTTCTACAACCTACCTGAACATAATTAGTCGCCGCATAGGCAGGGCTATAACCAGCGGCAGAATATGGGTCTTTATCAATTAACCCATCTACATAAACCCTTAAATAAGTTCCGTCAAAAGTTGCCACGCAAAAATGCCAATTACCATCGTTAACGGGAGTATTGCCAGATACTTGTCTATAATTACCTGGTGCTGTTCCTGAGTTTGGAGCGATTAAGAATAAAGGTTCACCAGTAGCCAATAAACCAAAATAAAAACCAGCGTGGTTGGGATTTAGAGAATAAGATTGAAAGATAAAACCTTGAGCCACAGATGTTGTCTTTACCCACGCCCCAATCGTAAAATTACCAGTTGGTTGAAAATCCGCATGGTCAACCGCCGAATAAGCATCATTCCCATCTAAAGCTACTGCCCCGCCAAATTGTCCAGAAGCATCTTCCGCAGGGTCGGAAATATCGGTTAAAGTATGTCCATTACCAGAACTATCCGTGGTTAAAGCACCAGAAGAAAAGCGGTAATAGGCCGCAGGAGGGTATTTTGAAATAACTTCGTAGAATTCTTTACTTGCCATTATTACTCCGTAAAGTAAACTAGGTTTCCACCAATTCTAGCAACTGTAGAACCTATATCTTGTTTTTCGAAGTTAAGTGAACCTGAAGGCAAACCAATCCAACACGGAGAATCGGGAGAACCGGACATTACAAATCCACCACCAGGCATTAAGGTTATACCTATCGAAGCATTACCTGTCATATAAGTTGCTCCCGATTTAATCGCTATTCTCACGGTGGCATCTGAACTTAAAACAATATTAGTTAAGTTAACTGTTAAGTTAGTTCCTGGAACAACTATTGTAGCTAAACTTGCTAATGAAAAGGCAATTGGAAGATTGTAAAGACTTTTGGCACTTCCGGCATTTCTTGTCCAAGCGGTGACTAGACCAATAAATTGAGTCCCTGCTCCTGAAACAACTGTATTTAATCCAGTCCAAGCGTCTGAGGCACTCAAAGTTACTAAGCCGATTTTAGAAGTTCCTGCCCCAGCGACAATAGTATTTAATCCTACCCAAGCTGGTGAAGCATTTAAAGTAACCAAGCCAATGTTTCGTGTTCCTTCGCCTACCACCACCGTATTTAGACCAATGAATCCCTTTGGGTCTGATAGGGTTATGTTTCCAGTAATCCCAACAGTTCCTGAAACAGAAACTAATCCAATCCATGTTTTAGGGTCAGTCCAGGCTAAACCATTACTAGCGGTTACCAAGCCAATCCAAGAAGCCGAGGGGTTTAAAGTAACATTACCAAAACCATGAGTAGAAGTTACTAAACCAATAAAAGTTGTGCCTACGGCATTAACAGCCGTTACTAATCCTATAAATGTTTTACTGTCTGAAAGAGTAAGGTTACCAGTAATTTGTGTTTTACTCCCTGCATCAAGAGTGATATTACCCGCAAAACCAACCGAACCTGACACACTTACTAAACCAATCCATGCGTTGGAAGCACTTAAAGTTACTAAACCTATCTTTTGTGTCCCTATACCAAGCGTTGTAGTTGTCAGCCCAATATAGGTTGTAGCATCAGTTAAAGTAAGATTCCCTTTTAAAGCAATTGTATTAGCGACTGTCACTAAACCGATATAATTAGTGCTCGCACCAAGAATGGGAGCATTACCTATAGTAGCGGTTGTTAAACCAATGTAGGTTTTACTATCCGAAAGTGTCAGATTCCCTATAATCCCTGTGAGAGAGCCATCATCCAAAGTAATATTGCCAGAGAAACCAACAGCACCACTTACAGAAACAAGACCAATATAGGCTTTCGGATCTGTCCAAGCGTTAGTGGAAACCAAGCCAATGTATCCTTTAGGGTCAGAAAGTGTTACTGTTCCTATTCCCCCAACAGTTACTAAACCGATAAATGCCTTAGAATTGCTTAAAGTAAGATTACCACTAACTCCAACCAAAGAACCTACATCTAGGGTAACATTGCCCGAAAAAGTCACTGGAAGTGGGTTGGCAAACCCAGAAACAGAAACTAGCCCTATATAACTTTTACTATCGCTTAAAGTTAGATTTCCTTTAATCCCAGTAAATGAACCAGCATCTAGGGTAACATTACCAGAGAAGGTAACGGGAACCGTATTAGCAATGGTGACTAGACCAATATATGCATCTGAAGGATTGAGAGTAACTAAGCCAATTTTCTGTGTCCCTATTCCTAAAGTAGTTGTAGTTAAACCGATATAATTTTTAGAGTTAGATAGAGTTACATTGCCGGAGATGCCAATCGTATCCCCAATAATAATATCAGCCGAGACAACGGCATAAATAGTCGAAGCCGAGATAAGGCTTACTTTTTGAGCTTTTAAATTTGCATCATATTCTTCTCTAATTATATCTTGATAGTTCATTTTTCTTCCAACTTCATTCTGGCAAAGATATATAAATTATCGATTGTCTTATTACCTACGGAGGGTAAAGTTCTAGCTTTATGGTCTAACCATTTCATTATTTCGTGGATATTATCGCCTGTTCTTAACTTCGCCCATTCAACGATGGTATAAACCTTGTCATAATACTTATCCCATTCATGGAGCATATCCACGCCTAAAAACTTACCAATCGCATTATAAGTAGGATTAATAATTAACTGATTAGCCGTTTGGCTCGGCGTAATAGAGACTTTTTCTTTTTTAAGAGATACCGAATTATAGTCATACGGATTTTTCGCATAGACTCTAGCTTTTTTGTCAAACTCTTGAATATTTTCTGGTAACTCGACTTTAACTGCTTCATATTCTTTTGGTTCCTTTCTCGGTTTTGAATCTAAAGATAATTTCTCCTTAACTAATTCAGGACTATTTTTATAATATAATCTATCCTTTATAACTACCTTTTTATTCTGAAAGTTTATTTCACTCCCGGGTTGGCGGATTTTAAATAGATTTCTTTCTTTTAAATCGATTGGTTCTTCCATAAAAAAAGCCACCTTTCGGTAGCCCTCACTAACAAAGTTAGACTAACTGATTATAAACCTTTAACCCTTATTTGTCAATAAAACCGACATTTAAGGGTCTTGTTCCATTCTCTAAATCTTTCAAACATTTCTGATAGTATTCGCAACCCTTAAAGTAGGCTTTATCCCATTCTTCCCTTCCACCTATTCGGTCATGTTTCAAAGCCCGATACTCAATCCCCTTATCAATAAAGAAGTTATATCCTAATTTACTCATTCGCCAACACATCTCTTTTTCTGATAAAGCGGCGAATCTATCAAATTCTTTATCTAAACCGCCACAATCTAGTATTGCTTGTCTTGGTATCGAACATAAACACATTTCTACCTCATTAGGGCTAACTTCAAAGAAACTCTTATCACTTTGTAGGCTTCTTGGGTCAACCCAAACCTGATTTATAGGTCTTTCATCTAAATTCTTCTCATATTGATGACCAATACCAGAAATCAAACCTTTAGGATTAGCTTGATAATGATTCCATAATCTAGTTAGAGTGTCTGGTGGAAACCAGATATAATCAACTATATCAACTATAAGCTCGCCTTCAGCCTTATTATAAGCCAAATTCCACGCCTTGTTTAAATTATAGAAATCACTTGGTCTTTTAGGTGGTTCGATTAAAACAAGGGGCTGAGGATAACCAATTAAGGCATTTTCTACTTCTATTTCCATTTTCTTCGGAATAACAATTATCCACTCCCAATCGATAAAATCTTGCCTTCTAAGACATCTAGCGACCATTTTAAGCCCTTCAGGGCGTATGGTTGGGGTGAGAACACTAATTTTTAACATATTCTTGTAATTCTTTAGGTAATTCAACAATATCTATCTTGAATCTTGTCCAGTCATCCTTAGCATAACCGCCATATTTGACCTTATTGGCGTGTTTATTCCTGACCCTTAATCTCTTGGGGTCTAATCTGGCGTAGTGGAGAATGGCAAAGCCCCTAACTGTCGGAGTAGCATTAACTATCCCTTCTGGGTCTTTATCATCAGAATAAGTAATTGAACAAAAAAAATCTTTAAACCAATGAAGATTACGATCATAATAAAAGACTTTTTGATTATGGTAAACAGATGTGCCATCATAGTGGAAAATGTCTTGGATCAGATTCATATGGTTAATAGGAATCACAAGGGGACATTTTCTTTCGGGACTATCATAAATCGCAGGGTCAATCCAACCCTTGATATATTCCCTAAGTCCATATTCCGTCCTTTTTGACAACTTCTCATCTTGGTCTATGGTTACTATCCATTGGTGCTTTTCAGTCTGCTTTAAAAGAAAATTGCGTTGATTACCTAAAGTATCGTATTTACGGTCAAATATCTTCAGGTTATAAATCTTTTTCCTATCTTCCAGAAATTCCCTTGTCCCATCTTTTGAACCGCCGTCAACCACATAAATTTCATCACAAACACAATAAAGGGATTCAATTGCCCTTAAAATATCAGGCATCCCATCTTGACAGACTAAATGACCAATAATCTTCATTTCTGCCCCCATCCATAAATTGCATCTGGGTTTTCCTCAAAATAACAATCATTAAATCCTTCAAAAAACACATCTAAAGTTGGTCTTAAAAATCGGTAATAATCACTCGGCCAATCGTGAACACCACAGAGTAAAGAAGGAGCAACAATCAACATCCATCCACCTTTCTTTAAAACCCACCTCATATTCTCTACTGTTAGCCAAAACTTGTCATCGTGTTCCAGGGTATCAAGACAGATAACCAAGTCAAAACAACCCTTTGGAAGAACTTTTTTTATATCGTGGGCATTACAAACAATGTCTGTATATTCTCCGCCATCTATCATATCCAACCCAATATAATCTAAACCATGATTAACTAAAACTTCTTTGACAGTTCCATTGACATTCCTTGAACCAATCTCAAGAACCATTCCTGTAATGGGATGTTTCTCTAAAAAATCATATAGAAAGTTCCTACTTGATGATGTCATTTACTAATAACCTCAAATCTAGGTAAAGGAAACACCAATCTACCACCCTTTTTAATAAACCCTTGTTCTCTTTCGACAAATTCCTTTTTAAAGAACCAAGGTAAAACCAAGAAGATGTCGGCTTTAAACCTTGCTTCTTCTTCGGAAACAATCGGAATTCCCGTTGATTTCATTACCCTCCCCCATTTATCAGGATTTCTTTCAGCCGCCCCTACGATTTGGGTATTATCTATCCCACAGAACTGAAGTAGGGTTCCACCCCTTGTTGAAGCCCCGTAAACATAAATCTTCTTGCCTTTTTCATTCTCTTGGTCAATAAAGTCTTTTAAAACCTGCCCATTGTTCTTAACCTTCTCGGCAAATAACTGATAAGTTTCCCTTTCATCAAGTTCAGCATCAGTTTCATTCCTGCGCATCTTAATTGTTTCCCAACTCTCCCTACCCCCTATTTCACTTCCCTTATGACGAATATAGGTTCTAAAACTACCACCATTGATATTGTTTTGCGAAACATCAAAAACTTCCAAACCATTTCTTTTTAATAAGGGTTCTAACGAGAGTAAAGAGTAATATTCTAGATGTTCGTGGCAGATATTGTCAAAAGCTAGTTGGTCTAACATTCCTTTTAGATAATTCTGTTGGATAACAAATACTCCGTCAGGATGAAGACAATCCCTAACACCTTGTAAAAACTTATTAGGATTGTCCAAATCGTAGAACATGGCAATAGCGGTGATAATTTTAGCGGAGTTCTTTGGGTATCTGTTTAAATAAAGTTCTTTTTTAAAGTAATCAACAAATAAAGACCATTTATCCGATGGTAAGGTGTGAAAATAATCTAAAGCATATTTAGCCACATTGATTGAGGGGTCAAAACCAACTCTAATTGGGTCTTTAGTGTAGGCCTTTAACAAAGTGCCATCATTACAACCTATATCAACGACAATATCATTCTGTTTTAAATCCACAATTTGTTCTGACTTATGAGCAATATCTCCTAGCTCATTCCTCATGGTTTCGTTAACCCCTGATTTATAACCATATTCATTCCCCCATAATAAATCTGGCCTTGTGGTGTGCCTTAATTGAAGTAAATTACAATCACCGCATAAAACTAAGGAAAGAGGAACTTTCGGTGGTTTCTTGTCATCTTCGGTAAAAGAAACAATCCTTTGGTCGCCCAATGACAGAACCCCCTCTAACTGAGGTGAATTACAAGAACGGCAGTTAGTTATTCTTTGATACTCTGGATTATAAGAACTTTCGTATTCAATCAAGGAAAAGGCCTCCAATTCTCTTTCATTTGTTCTGGATATTGTTTTTCAAACAAGACTTCGGGATATTCACCATATTTAGATTTAAAATATTCCCGATTCCTTTTATCGTTCTCTTCCCTATTAGGAATCTTCTTTTGGGTGAAACTATCTAGGTGTTGATAACAAGCCTTGTTAGTATAGGCAGTTTTAAAAGTCTTTCTGAATTCCAACCAATATGCCCAATCTTCACAACTATTAAAATAATTGTCATCATAAAACTGGAATAATCTCATCACAAAGAAAGAACTTGAACACCATCTCTCTTTACCTTCTTTCCAAGTGTCATTACCAAAGGAAAAAGGTTCATCATAACCAATCATCCTAAAGTGAACACTCCCTACTTTCTCATCTTGTAAAATTTCTTCTGCGACCTCTAACCAGTTAGGAGAGACACGAATGTCATTATTGGCTACTACCACCGCATTTACCCCTAAACAGGCTTTAAGACCTAAATTTACAGCTCTGGCATAGCCTAAATTATTCTTTAGTCGAATATAGACATCAGCCATCTCTCTCATCTTGCCACCGCCTAAAGTTGAACCATTGTCAATGATAAAAAAGACCGATTCTGGTGTTTTAAGAGAATTAACCGCATTTCCGGTTAAAACCATTGTTTCTTCGTCATTAGAGAAAACTGGGATTATTACTGGTATCATTTGTTTAAATAATATATCCAATTTTTAAGATGAAACTTCGCTAAAAACTTTTTGATTCTTAATGGTTCCCATCTTAACCAACGCCCATCAATTTTAAATAAGGATTTACGATAAACTATCTGTCCAGATTGGACTTTGGCCTTTTTGTTTTCCCTGTGAATTTTGGGAATAATACCATCAATTCCAGAAATAAACGTCATCCTTCTATTCCTTTCAATAATTGAGAAGCATAAATCTCAGCACTATAAAATTTCTCAATAAACTTTCTGGGTGATTTCACTTTTGAATCTAAAAACTCTTGAAGATAAGTTAAAGCTCTATCGTTCTCACAAGTTATTTCTGGGAGCATATTCATACTCATAGATTCTAAAACAGTTCTTTCCGAACCATATTTAGCGGGGATAATAACATTCTCCGACCTTCGGTACAAATTCCTAATCTCTATCGAAGGCGTATATTCGGGGATAACCCGAACTCCATGTTTAAGACAAGCCATTAATTCTTCCTGCCCATCCGGTTGGACTTCACCAACACATAAAAGTTTACTTCCTAATTTGGCGATACTTGATTGTCTTTTCCAAGGCGAAAAAGTTGCCGGATAAAAGTATTCAATATCCTTTTTGGTTTTATCAGGTGAAAAAAAGTCAGTATCAGTTCCAAAAGCCCTAATCGCCCTTAAACCATCCCGCCTGACTAAATCATAGGTAATTGAGTTTTCCACAAAGACAACCTTTAGGTTTCTTAATTTCTCAACATTGGGTGGAAAAGTGCTTCCATAACATAGCCCCATTGGACAACTATATTTCTTTTGTAAGATTGGTGAATTCTCGTCAGACCAGACTAAGATAAAATCATATTTATCTTCAGGCTCTTCCCCTAGAATCCAATCAACTTGATATTTCTTACCAATAATTTCAACTGCGGTTCTTAGACCATCTCGCCAATGAGGGAATATTTCTTTCGCCCTATCCCAAGCCCATACGAAACTTATTTTTTTAGCCATATACCAGTGGCAGCGTCAATATCTCCACCCCTCCTTTTTCTTTCGCCATCACCCCAAGACCAATATAGTTTTTTAAGGGGTAATTTTTTATTTACAAATAAATGCATTAGGTAGATTATCTCCCGACCAGAGCCATCATAATTCTCATAAACCAAGTCTTTCCCATCCTCCCTCACCGCCCAGTCGTGAATAATAACCAATCCACCTTTCTTGACTCTGGGAATGATATTCTTTAAATACCACTTACAATTTTCTAGGTCATGGTTGGTGTCAATCAAAACATAATCCAATACTTTGGGAACTTTGTCTAAATTGTCTTCGATTTTACCAATTAAAGTGGGTAACTGACCGCATAATTTCTTAATGTTTTTCGCACATTCATCTAAAATCTTTGGTTCCATCTCGGAAGCGACAAACTTAAATGGTTTTTTATTCTTTAATAAAGCAAACATCGTCAAACAAGCCGTGCCACCATAGGAAGTGCCAAACTCTAAACAAGAAGTGGGTTTGTATTTCCGAATGATTGAATAAATAATGGGTTCTGACCACTGGACATCAACTCGGTGTTCACTCATCCTTGGTGGGATATAGCCATCACCTGTCCAATATTTTTTAACTAGAGTTTTCATTTCTTCTAAATTCATTAATTCTCCTTTTTAACCTAAGGATTCTATTTATCCAGGCGAATAAAGATAAACTTTCTAAAATATCATCAATCTTGGATAATAATTTCCACCTGTAAAAGTTTTGTTCAGTATAGCCAGTCCTTTTACACTTGGGACACCATAAACACCATTGGAATCCCATGTTATGGTAGTATTTTAATCTATGGCCTTTATCACACCTTTGTCTTGATATTATTCTCATTTTTTGATTACCATGCCAAAACCCGAATAATGGCAAGGATTAGTTATCTCAATCTTATCGTCTTGGATTGCCTCCCAAACGACAAACATATCATTTAAACGAATGTCATCAATCAAAATTACACAGCCCTTGGGAAGTAAGGGCATATAAAGATTTAATTCCTTCATTAATTGACCTCCAAAATGGATGGTATCAATGAAGACCAAATCCGTTTTACCAATATCAAAGTCTTTAGGATAAATAGACAAATCTAAGTCATTACCGATTACCTTAATCAGTTGGGGATAATCCCTATCTATGGCTTCCCAATCTTTCATCCCCTCTTCGTAATCGGAAGCATCATCAACCGAATATAATTTGGCATCTTTTTCTAGTTGAGTCAGAATCATAATGGCTGAAAGACCAATACTTGCCCCAAGTTCAATAACTTGTTTCGGCTTTAAGAATCTCACTAAACAGGCAAGATATTGATAATATAAATTAGCCTGCCCTGTTTTATTTAAAACTTCTAGTCTTTGCCCATCTGGGACTTTAACCAAAAAGGGCAATAAAGAATTAGGATCAAAATAATGTAGGTATTCGTGAACTTTTTTATCTAAATCGTTTGGGGTCAATGAATCGTTTATCATGTTTGTCATTGTTCTCACACTACTTTGAGCAGTATTTGTTCACTAATTCACCTGTTCTGCTTTTGGCAAAAGAGAACATCTCCTTTCCACAATAGATATATTTAGTTTTAAACATCATTGTCATTTTTTTATCACCTCCTCTAAATAAATATCTATCGCTCCTTGTTTAAATAATCTTTTAATTTCCGCCTTTGACTTCTTAGTCATTCTGGCTAATGATGAAACTAGGTCAATCCTTATCCATTTATGTTTACCAATTTTCACTAGCATTTCCATTATTTCTTAATCTCCACTAACATTTCCTTGTCTTGGTTGACAATAAATTGCTCTATTTTGTAATCTTTTAATAATTCCTTAAATTCTTCTTCTGTCCATAATCTCAAATGTCCAGAAGGTCTGGGGTCATCCCAGGGCTTAAGATGTTTCGGATTAGCATATTTATTCTTAATATGTTCTTCAACTCCGATATGGTCAGTTCTGGGAGTTGAAAGGTAGAGGCTACCATGGGGTTTTACTAAAGAAAAGGCTTTCTGGAGGGCTTTTTGTGGCTCTGGGATATGTTCTAGGAGTTCAAACATCACTACGGCGTCATATTGGCCGTTTTCTTCCATAAAATCTTTACAAACGAAGATTGCAGGTAAATCCCTAGCTCTTTTCTTAGCGATTTCAATCGAAGGTCGGTAAAGATTGATTCCAGTTGCCTGAATTCCTTTTTTAGCCAAAGTTAGGCATAAATAACCATCGGCACAGCCAATATCCAAGATTTCCCGATGACCCTTTTTAACGATTTCTTCAACCAACCACTCAAATCTTGGGGCTAGTTTGGAACAATCAAAGGCAATCTCTTCGGAAACTGGAGTTTCAACTAACTCATGTTCATAATAATTCTTATAGACTTCGGGTTTGAAGCAATGTTCGACTAAGGGATATATTTTCTTCTCAAATTCCGTGCCTTTTGACAACTTATAAGCCTTTAATGCCTGATTATGGTCTAGTAAATCCTCTAATCGCTTCTCTAAACTAATGGGTTTTCTAAATTCCTCATCCCATTGTTTAGCAATCTTATCCCAACCAAAGTTTGCCTCAGCCCAAGGCATCATTTCTTTCCGTATCTCTTCTTGTCTTTTCTCATCTTTTAATAAACTGACTAATTGTTTAATATATTCGTCTTTGGTTTCTTGGTCGTAAATATCTCCCTCAACCTTGATACCGAAATGAACTGTCTCTCTAAGGGCAGCATAATTAACAACGACAGGAATAGCCCCCCAACATTGGGCTTTCATGGCGGTTATACAACTAATCTCTCCGAAGTGCGTTGGATACATCCAGATAGCTGATTTTTCCATTTCTTCTCTAAGTGCCTGATGAGAGATACGCCCTAAGTGTGTTATTCCTGGTTGTGTCATCATCTTGTCCATATTATCTTTCCAAGCCATCCGTTCGGGATTGCCGGCATAAAATTTAGCGAAAAGCGTCCATCCATAGAAAATTGTTAAGGTGGCATCCGGAACTTGTTTATGAATCTCTGGCCACATTTTAAGGGCGTGTTCTAAGCCCCTATCATAAGAACTACCATATACCATAGAATGTGGATTTCTCATAAAACGACTCCATTTCCAGTAATCATCACTTTTTCATTTGGTAAAATATTACTAGGCACATTCTCCCGATGCCATTGTGATAAGAAGAAAACTTTATCAATCTTGGCTATTCGTTCAGGAGTATAAGTCATCGGATTTTGTATATCGTGATTCCATAAATAGGCTTTCTTAGTCTTTATCGGTAAATCAAAAACTCCAATCTGTCGCCAAGCAATTAAGATATTAAAGTTATCCCGCCAATTCATTTCATAGTGATTCCTAAATTCAACTCCTTCATAATCCCCTTTATCATCTTGGGGGTCGGCATAGACAACAACCTTCCAACCCAATTTGGCTAGTTCTCTTGAGTTATAGACTACTGCTTCCTCTGAACCACCTAATCCTTTAGCAATACTCTTGGGCGACCATTTCTCAAACCCAGCCCCGCAGTAAATCGCAATCTCTTTGTCAGTCCAATCTCTAGGTGGCATCATTGTTTGTCGAAGATTGACCAAGGCTGGTTCATTGACGATTTCTAAGGGAATTGAATTTAATAAATTCTTTAATTGTTCTTCTTGGTTAGTTTCTTTGAGGTGATAAGCGAGTTTAACAATATAATGGGCTATATCGTTGCGGTGTTTAACATCTTCCACTCCAACAAGCCTGTCTTTGTTAATATCGGTGGGTAATAATTCGGCTAACCCTTGGGCGACTTTGTAAGCTTCGTCTAACTTGCCAGTATTTAGATAGATATGAAACAAAGATTCTAACATCATTGTTTTGTAATCTCTTGGAGTAATGACTAGAGTTGTCTTGGGAATCTCAACATGACCCGCTAATTTAACCCAATGTAAGGCCTTAACCCAATCTTTCATTAAGGTATAAACTAAAGATAATTGGATATAGACCGAGGGGGTTTCAGGCCATTCATATAAAGACTGCATCAAGGCAAAGATAGCCTTTTTATATTCCTGTCGTTCCCGATGAATCATGGAAAGATATTCCCAACATTGACCTCTTTCTTCAGCCCAACCAGACTTACGGATATAATCTTTTAATAGCTCAACCGTGATTGAATCTACACCTTCACCTGCGGGTTCGTATAAGACTTCTTGAATTCTGGTATCAAAATAAGCTTTGGCGAGATAATAAATAGGTCTTGGGTCATTGGAATTATTAATAACTTCCTGCTCTAGGATACCGATATTTCGCCACATTGAGGTTCCCATATCATCTCTTTGAGCTGTATGGACTACATAGAATCCTTGAAAGTCTGTTTTACCCGAAGGATATTGTTCAATTAATGTTTCATGGATTGGAGCGACCCATTTATAAGAACCATCATTTTTAATTAATCGCTCCCTTAGATGTTCAATTAAAATTTGTTTGATTTGTCCTTTTTCATCAAACTCTACTTGATAGAGATAACGAGCAAAGATGGCTTTAAGGTTATTTTTTTCTCCTAACGCACACGCTTCTTGAAAGGTCTCACCACCAACAAGAATATCGTCAGTATCCTGCCAATAAATCCAGTCATATTCTTTAGGAACTTGACTCCAATTGAAATTACGAGCCGCACTAAAATCGTGAGTCCATTTAAACCACGACCAAACGGCTTTATATTTCTTACATAACTTTTTAATTTCTATTTGGGGTTCTTTAGTTCCAGTAATGAAGATTCCTTGAACGAAGGGAGCAACCGATTTAAGACTATTTTCAAGTCTTTCCTTCTCGGTGTCATCTTTTACGATTAGTGCTAAAGCAACTTTGGCCATAAAAAAAGGACTCCGATTTGGAGTCCACCCTTAAGATACAATCTTGTATGGAACAACTAGATTATAGTATATCAGTCCTTTTTTGTCAAGGAGTTCCCGTCACATTACAAAAGAATTTAGTCTTATTTTCGTTCTCATTGATAGTTGGGACTTCTCCTTGAGACACTAGGGCATCTGCCCATTTGGTCGTTCCTCCTAAAGAAACTAGCCATTCCTGTTCCATTTGGTTAACTGGTTTGAAAACTGAGGCATTGCTCCCAAATCCCTTAGAAATGAAATAAGCCACCTTATGTTCGTTTAAAGGCGCATTAACTGGCATTCCTGAACGAGTAGCATACCAATCGTGTTCGGCACTTGCTAAACTAACTTTTTGAATTGTCATTTATTTTCACCTCCGACTTTAAATACTTTAAACTTATTAACTAACTTATAAATAAAATCCTTGTTAAATTGTTGTAAGGGAAAGACCGCTTTAATCAATCTTTCAAATCTTGGTGGTAGACTAGCAAGATACATCATTTCTTTATTTTTTGAATAACCACCAGTTCTCCTTGTGCCTTTAATTTGTGGTATGACTTTGGCAAATTCTTCCCACTCTCTAGGCCATCTAGTAACAAAAAACTTTAATAATTCTTCCATTATTTCCCAATCTTTCGGTGATTGGACTATTTCTCTATTTCCATGTGATAAAGCGACTAGCCTGTCAACATCATCAACATCTTTTTTTGTAACCTGAAGCCACCATAGTTTTTTATCAGGTTTTTGCTGTTTCTCTAATATGTAAAATGGTAAAAATGTATCTGGTTTAACTATTTTCATATTTGTCCTTACCCCTCCCCGACGGGGGGAGGGATTAAGAACTAATCAATTAACCGTTCTGGTTATAGCCAGTACGATAAACTGATGATCTCTGAGCTAAAGACTCCAAAGTGAACTCACCAATGATTTGACCGCTTTCACGGTCTCCATCTTTGCCAAGCATCTCTTTGAAAGGCTTACGCAGATAAGCAATTCGGAACTTGTCTTCCTTGATTCCAAAGAAGGCTGTTCCTGTTGCATTACCAATAGCCGTATTAGCGACTCCATTAACATAACGGTGTTGCATTATTCGGGCAATACCGGCAGAGGTTTCATAGATCGCCACTGGCTGTGTAAGTTTCTTGTCAGACTGATCCACATACTTCGTCGCACCAGCGGTAAATCCATCAATCTTTCTCTTGAGTCCAAAAGGAACTAAGACCAAATCAAATGAATTATCCGTCCCACCTTGCTCCCAAGAAGCCTGGTGCATATCTTGAAACTCGGTTTCAGATAGAGATGTTCCAGAACTTCTAAAAGTTGCTAGAGTCGTAATCACACCAGCTAATCCAGCCATAACGGTTGGATAACCAGAGGCACCAGCCGAGGCTGTGCCATTGACCACAACAAATTCAGCATCCATTTTCCAACTTCTCAATGCTTTACCAGCTTGATAGTCCATCGCATCCTGATTGTTACCAGGTTTGACGGCTCTTTCAGTGCCAGAAACACGAAAAGTCTTAGCAATGATGTTCGTGCGGTTCGTGCTACGGGTTGGCTGGGTCAACGGGCCATAAGTGGCTGCCGCACCCTCATTTGCCAAAGTTACAGAAGTAGGTGGTGTCGTATAGTCAACCAACCACTCATGCAGCGTATTTGTTGCTGTCGAATCCTTTAACATCGTCATTAAAGGAGTATCGTCTGGAGTAATATCTCCAACGATACTTAACAAATCTTCCCGCTTACTCGTATCATCATAAGTCATTAACATAAGTTTTCACCTCCCTTTATGTCCCAGATTTTTACCTTTAACCTGGGACATAAGGTTAATAGGCTACTTAGAATAAGGAACCGCTTTTAAACGAGTCGCAATAGCGTCTTCGGCTTCACTTCCTTTACCTCGACTCTGTCTTTTTAATCTTTCAAATTCTTCATCTGAAAGTTGTTGACGAGACGAAGTGGAAGTTTCACCTTCGGCAGCTAACGCAGCCTGTTCTTTAGGCGATACCTCCTCAAGAATCTTCTCCGCACCTATCTTTTCGGCTTTGGAAACGGCTGAGCCAAAACGTTTAGCAACACGCTTGGCTATTTCTGAGACAGACATATTCTCGCCTCTCATCTTGGCAGCAAACCACCTATCGGCAATTTCCTGTTCAGTTTCTCTATCAGCAAACAGGTCGGGATAGTTCGAACGAGCATTATTCTCGTCAATTATCTCTTGTGTTGTTTGTTGAGCTTCGAAACGAGCCGTCTTTTGAACATTTTGTAATGTATTGTTGACCGCCGTATTATAAGCATTCCAATTAACTTCACCCGTATAAGGGTCAGTAAAATCCTCGACTCTTATAGGGATAGAAGACGCAACTGGAGCTTCTTTAGGTCGGAAAACATCAAAAGCTGACTCGGATTTAACACGAGCTTCTTTCTCTTCTTTTAACCGTTTGATTTCCAATCTTTGAGCTTGAAAAGCCCGTCGCTGTTCTTCTTCATCGACTGGTAAATCCTCAGTTACTTGAGAATCAGTTTTTGCTTCCTGAATTGTTTGTTCCTCAGTAGTTGGAACTTCAACCTTTGGCGAATCGGTTTGGGTAGTTTCTTCTACCACTTTTTCTTCAGCCTTAACCTTTTCGGTTTTAACTTCTTCAGTTAGTTTTGTCATTCTTCACCTCCTTTCTTCAGCCTGATACGGGGGCGAACCGGAATGATACCAGCTAATTTGCTGGGATTAAGAGACTTTATCTCCTAATCTCAAATAACTAGCTTGCCTTTTTTATTATATAAATGTCCATCAATAATCTTGTCCCCTGGGTCTAACTCAAATCCCCAATCACAATGTTGGCATTGAGCTTGTCTTCCTGTTGTTCTGACAAAATAATGTTCTCCACCTTTATTAATTTCCTCGGGTATCAATCCCGTATGAATTTCCGCTTCCAACCAGAAATCACCATCACTTGACGCAGGCAGATCGGGTAGCTTTGTGCTTTTTGCCTCGGACGATTTTTGAACCATATTTAGCTGTCCAACGCTTGGCTATTGCCGGATGTTGACTCCACATATAGCGTCGTTGCTTCTCCGATTTAAACGGCATTATTTATACCTCCCATATAATTTTTTTTTAACTTCAATCCCGTATCGTTTCATTAACTCTTTCGTTTTCTTACTGACTTTCCTTTCGGTCATCTTTGGGTGTTTCCGATGTAATTCCTCATGGATAATTGTATTTAAAACCTCACCTTTTTTCTTATTTTTCTTTTTACTCTTGTTAACTCTAATAACTTTATTGTCATAGTCAATATCACCATGCCAACGCATTTTGTTATCTTTTATTCTTTTTCATTTAACTGATGTTCCTTT